GCTGATCCACAACGAGCCATAGCTGCTTTCAAAGAGCTGACCGGCATACCACCAACAGTAAAATGATACCAAGACTATTAGAAGGCGGCAATGTATTCAAAGACAAACAGGGTCAACCGCTGACTCAGCGCATCAATCAGGCCGATGTTGCAGGCACAGTGCAGTGGTTGGAAGCTTTGACCGGTATTGACCTCAGTGCCGAAGTTGATGCTGTAAGCCGTGTGCCTGGTCGTTGGCTGGGCAGCACAGGCAAGAAGCCCACGTCAGGTGATTTGGATCTGGCTGTGGATGCCAATGAAGTCACCAAAGATCAACTGGCAGATATCTTGACACGCTATGTGGTCAGCCAAGGCCAGGACCCACGTGAGTGGGTGGCCAAAAAGGGCGAGCTGCATTTTCGCACACCCATCAACGGTGATCCAAGACAAGGCTTTGTTCAGACAGATTTTATGTTTTTCAACAATGTGCCCTGGGGTATATTTTACTACGGCGCCGGCTCAGATTCGGCCTACAAAGGCATGGTGCGCAATGTGTTAATGAGCAGCATTGCCAAACATGTGGGACTCAAAGTTGGTGCCAATGGTGTGGTAGATCGTGTTAGCAACAAAGTTGTGAGTCATGATCCTGATCAAGCAGCACAGATGCTGCTGGGCCGAGCTGCCACTGCTGCGGATCTCAAAACTGTGGAAAAAATCTACGCTGCCCTGGCACGTGATCCTGATCGTGACACCAAGTTGGCAGACTTCAGAGACTACCTTGCCCGCGAAGGCCTACAAGAACCGCAACTGGGCATGGCCGAAAGTGATGTGAACTTTTTGGCCCGGCTGCGTGATCGCATTGTGAATCGTGGCTATGTTGCACTGGTAGAAGCTGAACAGGCCGGTGTGGGCGGCAGAGCCAAGGGTATTGAGCACTTGGAAGACTTAGTGTTCCGTCGTGGCACACAAGGCATACGTGATGCCATGGAAATTGTCAAACATGCCACTGAAAAGCCCAGCACAGTCACAGCCAAATGGGATGGCAAACCTGCGGTGATTTGGGGCCGCAAACCCACCACGGGCGAATTTGTGCTCACAGACGGATCAGGATTTGAAGCCAAAGGCTACGACGGCCTGGCCACCAGTCCGCGCATGATGGTTGACATCCAACAGCGACGCGGTGGCGATCGTGCTGGATTGATTGATATCTACACACAGTTGTGGCCAGTGCTGGAAGCCAGCTTGCCTGCACAATTTCGTGGATACGTCAAGGGTGATTTGCTGTACATGCAAACACCACCAGTTGAAGCCGGCAACTATGTGTTTCAACCCAATACCATACTGTATCGTATTCCGGTCAAAAGCAAACTGGGTCAGCGCATTGGTGACAGCAACATTGGAGTGGCTGTGCACAGCATGTATGCTGATCAAGGTGAACCACGTCAACCTCTCAGTGGTGTGACTTTTCAGCCAGTGCAGGGCTTGATGCTGGAGCGTCCAGCTGTGCCCAGCCAGCTCAAAGTGGAAGATGCCAAACTCAAGCAGCTCCGAGCCTTGGTGCGCCAAGACGGCAGCAAAATTGACACACTGTTTAACCCTGCTGAGTTGAGAGCTCACAAAATCACAGACTTGGCCAAGCTGTGTGTGGACTTTATCAACAGCAAAGTGGGCACAGCTCTGAATCCACAGACCTTGCTGTCAGAGTTTGGTGAGTGGTTACAGGCCCGAGTAACGCCCAGCAAGTTCCGCAACATTGTTGAGTATCTCAACAGTCCAGCCAGCAACACTGAAGCATTGGCTGCTGCATTCACAGCATTTATTCAGCTACACGATATCAAGATGCAGATCCTGGGACAGGCCGATGTTGAACATCCAGGACAAGAAGGTTGGGTCATGGCCACCCCATCGGGCTATGCCAAGGCAGTCAAACGTTTTGATCCCCAAGCTTTTGCCGCACAAAATAGGCTTAGAAATAACCCCCAACCCGCCTGATTTTTTGGTCTGGACTAAATAAAAGTAGACCCAAAGGGTCAACCATTAAGGAGAAAAATCATGGCAGTTTTTACAAAAGTTAACGGTACTACCCAACCAGTATTTGCACTGGACGTAGCCAACGGTTCTATTGCTGGCACAGCCAACGTGGCTGCTCAAGGCCCAGTACAGATTCAAGGTCCCAAGCTGGACTTCTTCACATTGACAGCCAACGCTGCACTTACCAACGCTGGTAACGTCAACGGTTATCTGAACAATGTGTTGACAGCAGTTCAGCAAAACGGCACCATTGCAATTTACCAAGCCGGAGCCACCGCTGGTACCATCAGTCTTGCTATCTACCCCAGTGGTGCTTACACCACTACTACTCTGGTTGCTGCTGCTCAAACAGCCAACGCAACTGGTGGCTTGAACATTGGTATCCCAACCGCCAACGTGAGCGGCAGTGCTACATTTACAAACCTGTAATTGACACACAATTCACCGTGAGACAGACCCTGGATTTAAAAACTCCAGGGTTTTTCTTTGTCTTAAATATCTACAATGAAAATTTTATGCCGCACCTTGTTTGATTGCACAGCCACTGGTGTGACTGGTCACATGCGAACCAACGACTTTCCGTTTGAAGATGCAGCCGGGCAAACAGTGGACAATGCCCTGGCCTGGCATCGCAGCAGAAATCAACAAAGAAACTATGAAACACTGATACAGCTGATCAGTTTGAGAACTCAGCCCTTGCATGTCACTGGGACTGCTCAAGATCAACAGCACTGGCGGTTTTCGTTTGAAACTGAAAACGAAAATGTGTATGGCCCTGCACACAACGTTTTTGAAAACCTACTGCAAGATTGCGATGGTGTGCCCATGGTCACTAATTTGGGCGAGCAACAGAGTTTAAATGCTGTGATCGAAACTGCTGGTCCGCGTCAAAACATTTGGTTTGAAGCAATAAATAACTGATCATGGTTGACACTACAGACATTGAAAAAAAGAGTCTTGAAGCTCACGTAGAACTGTGTGCTGAAAGATACCGAGCACTAGAGTCTGCACTGGACACAGTGAAAACTGATGTGTCTGAGCTCAAAGACACTGTGCATGAAGTACACGACAAGGTGTTTGAAATGGCTGACCAGCGCAATACTCAAATCATTGGCTGGGGAGTGGGCATCATAGGATTTTTGACTGCATGCCTAGGTTACGTAATAACTCAGTACGTGTTGAAATGAACCAAGATCATAAAATAAATCGTTTTGCTGAAAAAGAACTGATGCGCAATTTGGATCAGTTCATATTGCAAGATGATGACGGCACAGTGGTGGCGTTTGGGCAGTATCTAATAGAACGCAGCCGTTGTGGTTTTGCAGTGCGAACCCGTAGTGACAGTGAGTTTGAATTCAGCGACCGACGCACCGCACTGACATGGTGCACTCTAGACAAAATGCGTCTTTATACCGAAGCCTGTCAAGTCATGGCCTTGGAGCGCAAACGCCAGTTGTTGGAAGCTGATATCAACTGCATGCGTAGCACCATACGCAAAGTCAAAAACCATGACTTCAAAGATACTTTGCATGCCAAATTATCTCCCAAGATTGGCCAGCACAGAGCCATCATGGGCGAATTAGAAAAATTGGCAAATCGAGCTAAATATCTACAAATTAAGGGATTCTCAAATGAAACTGCAAGAACTATCGGCTCCACGGCCAAGTAAGCAAATCGCCAAGGTGTTTGAAAGCTACTTTGGTGATCGCATTCGCTTTGACCAGCTCAACGCCAAACAGGCCCGTATGATGCTGCACAAAGTGCGCGGCATCTTGGGCGAGCATCGTGCAACTTCGGCTCGCCATCACAGTGAAAAGAATCCACAGTATTTGCAACTGGTCATGATGGAACAGGCTCTCAGCAGCCGAGTTGCCGAGAACACTATACCTGTGCCCACTGCTGGTGCAACTCCGTCTGCTGGCGCAACAGGGGCTGCGGCCAAGCCCGTTGGTGCTGTCAAAGCTGCTGTGAAAGATCCCAAATTGGCTGGTGCTCTAAAGAAAAGTGCAGCTGGTCAAACATTAAATCCCGAAGAACAAAAACTCGTGGCCGGCGCTGCCATGATGCAGGCCGAAAGTCGCTTCCGCCGTCTCAGCAAAGTATTGAGCGAAAGTGAAGTACAGCAGGCTCAAGTGGTTTTGGCCGCACAAGACATGGTTGACAAGATGCAAAGCATGTTGGAAGATGTCAGTGAACTACAGTTCAAAGAGCTGCCAGCCTTGGTTGATTCAATCAAGAATCAAGTAGGCATGGAGCAAGCCACTCAATTCAACACTGACGCCACTGCTGCTCTGGCAGGCCTGTTGCAAAACATTCAAGGTGCCAAACAACAAATGGATGCTGCTCTAGGTGTTGTGACTGGCCAAGCTCCACAAATGCCTGCTGTGGGTGCACCCGCTGCTGGTGCTGACATGGCTGCTGCTGGTGCTGACATGGCTGCTGCTGGCGGAGACGCCGAAGCTGGTATGGATGCTCTAGATGCTGCCGCTGCTGCTGCCACAGACGAAGCCGAACCTGAAGCTGAGCCAGCTGCTGGAGCGTTGGGTCGCGCCAAGCGATGAAAATCAGAGAAGCCATTGGCGACGTTTCACCAGACCCTGAATTGTTGACCGGGCTGGTGTCTTTTCTCAATGGCCGAGCTGAAGATACCAATGCTGCCAAAGAAATTAGCCAGGATGCTTTTATCAAACTGGCTAACAATCTTGACATCAGTATTGCCAAACAAAATTTGGCAGACGTAATCAATCGAGAACCACTCAGCAACGTATTAGAGCCACTCACCCCGGGCACCAATGATCCCATTAGATTCAAAGGCGCCGGCGAAATCAATGTGGCCATGCCTGTGAACAAAGCTCAAGACATTGTGGCCAAAGCAGCCAAATCGGCCATGAAGCGCGATCGTGGTGTGTGACCAATTTGGGTCAACAAAAGATTGCTCAAAAACGTTAAATGTAGTATACTGCTAAAACAAAGGAGTCTGCTATGAAACAATTGATTGCTGCCTTGCTGATTGTGGCTAGTTCTGTTGCTTTTGCGCAACACCGCAACCCCTACGGTTATGCCACTGGCACTTATCCACAGCGTCATCATCACTACCATCACCACCACCATCATCGCGATCATGACCTGCGCTGGCTTGCTCCGGCTATTATTGGCGGTGTAGTGGCCTATGCAATCACTAGACCACCTGTAGTGGTTCAGCAGCCCCCGGTGATCATGCAGCCTTCAGTTATCATGCAGCCCCCGGTGATCATGCAGCCTGCCAATGATGTTGTGTACATTGACGGT